TACTTTGATCTTAGGATCAGGAACTATTGTTACACCATTTAGCGATACGTAATAATTAATTAGTGTGGGGCTTCGGCCCCACATATAATTTTAAGGAGAAAAATATGACAACATATTCAGGTATAGATGGAGTAGCAACTAACGTAACTACAGAATCTAAAACTATTCAATCAGGAAGAACTAGAGTGTACGGTGTGCATGTTTCTGGTCCCAACCAAGCTGGTGTTTTAGAACTTAGTGATGGTTCAACGTCTAAAGTAAAATTAAATAAAGGTGCTCATATTCATGATATGACAATAAACTTTCCTGTACCGATTTTATTTAAAACTTCGGTAGTTTCAGGTTTTACTACAGAACAGATCACTGCTATCACTGTGTTCCATAGTGGCGGCGCTAATTCGTAGGAGTCTAAATGGCCAATACTACTTCTGGCACTACAACGTTTGACAAAACGTTTTCGATCGATGAGATAATTGAAGAGTCTTACAACAGACTCGGTCAATTTGACATGAGCGGTTATAATCTAAAAACTGCTCGAAGATCGCTAAACATAATGTTTCAAGAATGGGGTAATAGAGGTCTTCATTTTTGGGAAGTAGCGAATACTAATATTACGTTAGCAACAAATAAAAACGAATATAGAATTTTTAGAGCAACGTCCGATGGTAATTCTGACGGAGTTACATCTACTCTAACTGCCGCTATTGCTTCAACGACTGCAACTACGGGAATCACTATTGCTTCAAAAAATCGTATGCCTGATTCAGGAACAATTAATGTAGGATCTGAAAATATTTCTTACACTGGATTTAGTAGTTTAGAACTTACTGGAGTAACAAGAGGAGTCAATGGAACTACTGCAGCAACTCATTCAGATGGAGCTGCAATAACTAACTTTGTGAACCAAGCTACAGAAATTTTAGAATGTTCTTTTAGAAATAGTTCTAATGTTGATTCTCCTTTAGAAAAAATAAACAGATCAAATTATCAAGCTTTATCTAATAAAACTTCGACAGGTCAACCTTCGCAATATTTTGTTCAAAGATTTATTGATCATATTTTAATAACTATTTATTTAACTCCAAGTGCTACTCAAAATGGAGATGTTATAAATTTTTATTATGAAAAAAGAATTCAAGATGCAGGTGCTTATAGTAATGCAACAGACGTACCATATAGATTTGTACCTTGCATGGTTGCAGGTTTAAGTTATTATTTAGCTATGAAATATGCACAACCAAGAATACAAGAATTAAAATTAATCTATGAGGATGAATTAGCTAGA